CCAAAAGGTGGTCAGTTCATAGTATCCGTCCGTGTAACCAGGTTGCTTGGTTCCGGCTGCCTGTGGCATCTGGCTGGAGGCTGCTGCTCCGATTTTGGCCTTCGCTGCCTTGAATGCATCCTTATACATAGGTGACCGGGCAAAGACGGTTTCGTGGAACGACTCCGTATAACAGCAGCTGCTGGAAGAACTGAGGGATTCTGCGAAAGGGTCACGCATGAATTTCATTGGGTCCAGGTTCTTCAACACCACGTTCTTCTTGAACAGTGGGTTTTTGGCGTTGACCACGTGCTCCGACCAACCCACCTGGGTGTAGCCAACATTCAGCAGGGCCGCCCGTTCCCCGGCTTTGTACTGGTAGTCCCCAATGTCGGCACTGGCCCAGATGGAATCCAATGCCATGTTCACGTTGGTAACCACCTGCTTGTCCCGTTCAGAGGTAGGGGTAACGCTTGCGCTCTTGATGACCGTGTACAGAGAGGCCAACAGATTCTCCTTTACATAGGAAACGAAGTTACTGTCCGGTTTGATTTGGTACCCCGGGAACTTCGCCCCGATGGCTTTCCAAAATTCGGTTTTGTCGATGCTGTCGAGCAGGAGCATGCGTCGGTGCTCCGGGGCGTACTGAGTGATCATGATTGATTTCAGCTCGGCCAATTCGGCTACCGTGTAGCGATTACTTGTTTCCGGCATTTACTTCACTCCCTTCCATAATGTTATGTACGGTTTCCCAAATGGCTTGCATTGGGTCTACCCTGTTTTCCTGCAGCTTCTTAAAATCCGGGTCCTCTTCAATGTCTACGTAATTGCTCACGGGGGCCTTTTCCGTAGTGTCCTTGAAGGTTGTGTTTGTGGTTGTGGTTGTGTCTGTTGAATGAGTGTGGTGCAACTCAACCTTAATGGTCTTCCCCAGGAGCACGCAAAGTGTGAGTAGAAAAAGCAGGGCCAGTATGATGTAGTCTATCATGGTTATCCTCCATAGTTTCCGTATGAATAAGCGGTGATACCGAATGGGGCCGTGTCATCCAGGTAGCCAGTGGGAGCATCATCGTCCGACAAAGCGTGGATATAGTACTGCAGTTCCGGGTCGCTCTCAATCGTGAGGTCTTTCCCCATCTTGTTGTAAATCCCATAAAGCAATTTGGACGGATCAGCCGGTAACTCCATGGTTATCCACTCCAGGGCATTAATCCCGTGGTTGTCCTTGTCCTCTGGCTTGTTGCTCCAACCGGAGCTCTCCATGGTTCCAACCCTGAACTTGTACTTTCTGAGTTCCTTGCAGAGGCCTTCGCAACAATCCATTATCTCCAGGTAACCCGCCTCAATGTAGGTGTTCAGTCTGAAGATACGTGCGTCTACGTTAATGGCCCCGGGTATGAAGCTGATGCCGTAGTCCAGGAAGTGGTCTGCGAGAGTCTTCTTGTCATAGTCCCGCTTTGGTGCGCTCTTCGGGTCAATGATCGGTGGGCAAAGCATCCCCCCAAACGGAATGTGCTTTGTCTCCTCCAGGAAAATACCCGCCAGTTCCTTAACCGATTTGTTGTTAATCCGAACTTCCCGGTAGATTACCAGCTTTTTGTTCGCCTCGTCAATCGCCCCGAAAAGATAAACACTATCATCGCTGAGCCCGTAATCGTAGGCTATGATTCGTTTCCAGTTCCGGGGGATTTCCCGCCGTGGTACTATGCAGGCCTGGGCGTTTGGATAAACCAACCCCTCTGCGTAGTTGAAACTGCCGTAAACAAATCGCCGGACCCACCAAGCCGGTTTGTTCTTGGTGATGGTGTCTATGAAGTTCCGTGGGAGAAACTCATTGGCCTCGGTGCTGGTGACATGGGAAGCGATGTGTGGGTCCCTCTCGTTGTCCATGACGTTGTACTCATCCAGAATCCGCCCGTGCTTGTGAATCTCATCACTAAAAAGCAGAAGCTCCTCCCGGATCCAACCACTGTCCGGATTGGACTCCACGATTCCGGTGCGCCAGTCCGCCTGAAGGATGGGTATCTTCACCCCGTTCTTCGCTGTAGTGAACCGGGGCTGATTTGTTAGGGGGTCAATCTGAGGCACAGTGGCGCTCAGGTTTCGCAGACGGGTCTTCAACTGCTCGAAGGCCGCCGGCTTTACCTCCGATGCCTCCAGGATAATGAACATGTCAATGTTATAGGAACGCAGCTTGTTCACATCATCGAAAGGCCGGAACATTATCCGGTGCCCATTCTGGAAATCTATGTAGGCTTTCTGATTGGAGATGTGCTTTACAAAGGCCAGGGGCAGGTCCGCCTCGATGTCCCGCTTTATGGTCATCTCGTACTGGGAAGAAACGTTAGCCCCTACTACCGTATTACCGTTGGGCGTGATGAACATATGCTTATAGAACTGCTGCCGGGAGGTTAGAGTCTTTCCGCTGCCGTACCCCCCGAAGTTACCCTTGATCAGATGGGGGTCCCTGTGGAACTCCTCCTGGTGGGCCTGGGGTTTGTAGCTGTTGTAGTAGGCGTTGCACTTGGCGTTGGAGCAGGTGTACCAAAACTCGCTCTCTCCCCCGTTAATCGCCACCGCCTTCTCCATTTGAAAACCACACCTAGGGCAAACTATCACTGTTTATTCTGAGGGGATAGTTTGGTGACTTTGGCTACTTTCGATTGGGCTTTTTTAGCTTGGGTCTTTGCTTGGGCTGTTATGATTTCGTTCTCTGCCTTTAGGATGGCCTGCTCAGTCAGTGTAGTGGCGAAGTGATTGGTTGGGTTAGGGTCGAACCGGTCCAATACATTGGCAGCCGCCATATTAAAAAGGTGGTATATATCGTCCTTGACATCCTGGTAGATATCTTGGGGGGCGTCTTTTAGGGTCGCCTCCATGGCAGTCAGGGTGGTGGACATTTGGATCTGAATGAATTCTGGTAGTGGAATCGGTGGGATGACCGTCATCTCCACTCTTCCGTTGGAGTTCTGGTGGGTGACTATTTTTACATTTAATTCGTTCATATCATTCTCCTTTGTTCTGTTGGTTTAACTTGCTTTAATTATACAGTTTTGTGAATAAAAATGCAATTAGTTTGAGGTTTATTAAGATTTGAAAATAAAGATATAGTTTGAAATAAATGTAATGTTTATTAATAAGGTTTCACCAAATAAGAAGAATTTATATATGTACATATAGAGTAAAGCCCAAATATGAAATTTTAAACCCCACCCCCTATCGAACTTGCTCCGTTCCTGCACATATTTATATGGTATGTGTTAGTACGATTGCTATTCCAATCACAAAGAAAGAGGTAAGACAATGGACAAAATGCTATCACTAAGATCAGAAGAATTCGTTACAGCTAATGGTAGAAAGAAAGAGTACATATTCTACTATGAGGTAGAGGATCAAGGCTTCCCAGACCCTGATGAGTTCCTAGTACAGGACACCACAGACTACAGTATCATTGAGGCAGATATGATGTATGATGCTAAGTTGTACAACATGGCTTACACAACAGACACAGGATTCGTTAACCTAAACAAAATCATTAGAAACCTATAGGAGGTACACTATGAATGCGTTCTTATTCGATCACATCCCTAATATGCTAATACTATTCCCACTAATCGTTATTGCTTACAGAGTTATAAAGGAGAATTAAAATGAGTTACAAAATCGTGATTATTAATCAGAAAAACAAGTTGTATGTTAGAGAGTACCAGGAATACCCACAGTGGCAGGCAATGATAGAAAAGCTAAAACGTTCCAAAACACAAGAAATACGTTACACCTGTGATAATGAGGAAGCTATCCCTAAACATATATTAAAAGAAATGGAGTTGAGCAAGATGGCAAAGAAAACCACAAAAGAAACTACACCACCAATGGCACAGCTGGAGAACACAGTACCAGACCCAACAATGGACTACGAGGATATTGCACCAATCAGACTGACGTTTAATGAGTACAAGAAGATCAACAACAAATGGTACAAGGCAGCACCAGTAGTCAAAGAGTTTCACACACCAGAAGAAAGCAAGACGTGGATTAATCGCCATATCTTAGCCAAGGTAGGCAAAATCGTTATAGAGTACATAGAGCCAGACTTTATGCACATCACTATAAATGGGCTTAGAAATTACTCTAAGTCAATTAAAATTCAGAAAGGAGCAAAATAATATGTATGATGAATGGGACCAAGAGCTAGAATCCTATGAGTATTCGTTAATGAGAGACGACTTAGAACCAGAGTATAACGAATCAATTGCTGACCCTAACGGCAACACGGGGGAGAAAGAGGTACAAAATGGCACTACAAATCGCTAGAGTTTACTGGAGAGTTCCAGAAGACTACAAAAATATCCAAATGGACGTGGATATTCAATCACCAAACTTCCTAGATCTACTTAAAGAGGCAACCAAGGAACTGCCTAGAAGATTAAACATCACTAATATTGAGGAGATCCCTGAGGATTATCTCAAAATGCTTGGCTTAAAACACAGAGAACATGACATAACCTTTAATGGATATATGGTAAAGAGCTGCCATATGCCAACTGCCTATTACAAATTCGTGGATATCGACTACGATAGGATTCCTATCAATCTATCTGATATGATAATAGACAACGACGGTACAACCTGTGGCGAAATACTCAGGAAGACCAAAGGCAAAGGCATCCATAAGGACATATTCCCCAAGATAATGGAATGCTTCCGGGAGTATACCAGATTAGCCCACGAAAAGGTCAGAACATTGAATCAAATTGAAGATTGGAGGCAGATAGAGGACTTCTACACCCAAGTCATGTACATAGGCATGAGAACAGGCTCATTCAAGACCTATTCACCTAGTGGTAAAACCTACATTGAGGCTTGTAACTACCTGGACTACAGACTAGATTCAGAAGACCTGGAAGAAGAGCTTAGCACCGACCTGGAGACCATACAAACGCATATGAAAAACTATGCATTGAACGTACCAGACATAATGGTCATAAAGGATTCAGTCCCAACCTGGAAAACCAAGTACACTAAGCAGACATTTAGTGACATCCCACTACCAGACAGCGATATTCCACTAATAATGGAGGCACTCACTGAAGAGGATGTCATGCCCACAATGAAAATAGACTTCAACAAGTCTAAATTCCATGGTTACACCAGACCATTGGAGACAATAGTCTATTGGCCCGACAGTGCAGCTAAGCTAAAGATGTATTACAACGATACATTGGAGAGAAACATACCAAATGTTATCAGAAAGGAGCTCAAACCAGTCCAGGTACAGCCAAACAAATGGTACAACCTCAATGAGGAGTACGCCAAATGGTTAGATACACTACCAGAAGACATACAAAAGGAATTCTACCCGCTAGATTCTGAGGTATGCCCAGTATGCCAGACAAGGTACAACATCTACCAAGGGTGCTTAGACCCTCACACAGAGGAATATCACGTTGAGCCGATACTGGAGACCAAAAGGAATATAGAGCATGCTGTAATCGAGTATTATGATAGCTCTAAATGGATGGATGAGGACCTCTGCTTCTGTCAAAGGGTGGAACGGTACTTGAACACAATAAAAAGAAATGGCACAAAGACGGATAGAGACCGTCAGTTGGAAAAGTTGCTTAAATAGTAACAGATAATTGTTAGGGCACATTCTTAGGAGTGTGTCCTATAGAGTTATCTGTCGCAGTCTCTTTCAATATCAATCAATAGAATAGCGGGGTAGGCCTCAGTCCAAGTTGTCAGAATAGTTTGTATTGTATATAATATTTCAATATTATATAATAATATAATAATATATAATATATATAATATTATATATAATAATGTATAATAATACAAAAAAAAATGTCTGGAAAGCTGTAACGGATTTTAAAAAATCAAAATTCTACCTAAATTTGTGACATTTTAAGGTAATGATATACCTCAATTACCAATATTTTCCTAAAAGTGTCACAAAACCAGGAACATTTCATACTTTTTTAAAAATCGAAAATCTGAATCGCAAGAAATAAATGTATAATTATACATAAAAATGTATATTTATGCATAACCCCTATTTTAGCTCCAAAAGTCAGCTAAAACATCTATACCCCTCCCCCCTCAACTCCCACAAGCCAGTCATTGCAACGGCTCTCAACCTATAGGGGAGTGGGGTATGACTTTTGACATAAAAAAGTAGAGACTTTCATAGTGAATTTTAAGAATCGAACTAAAACTGAAAGGAGTCCAACATGAGCAAAGAACTAGCCGCTGCCATCCTACTCAAAATATTCAACAACGAGGCATCAGACGAAGACTTTGAGTACATCACAGAAATTCCACCTGCACCGGAAGACGCCAGCCCAATCAGACCAGTACAAAAAGAATAAAAAAAAGTAGGGATTTTCAATGTGAATTTTAAAAACCACAACAAAACCACCACCGTAATAAGACCCGTTTAGGGCAGAAAGGTCACCATGTCACTTAGAAACACAACTCCATTACTACCAGAACTTAAAGATGGCACTTACCCAGCAACTCTAGTCGGATTCGCATACTTCGCAGAAACAGAAACAGCTTCCGATGGGTATCAGCTTCAAATCGCCCTGGCAGACAGAATTATTACTGAAAGAAAGTTCGACCAATCCTTCAGCATCAGCATCTCCCACCTGAGAAAACAGCTAAAAGACGAAAGCATTATCCCTGCAACCCTCGACGAAGAAGGCCGCCTGATTAACACCTCTTCAGAAATTTTCCTGAAAAACCTAATGAACGATAAGACACCGTTTAACATCTACGTTGAGCATGTAAGCGTTCAGAAGAGAAATCAGGCCGGATTATCAAACCAAAGAAACATCAACTTCCTGCCACCGCTACCTAAGACTCCAGCCATCGTAGGCAGAGCAATAGACGACGGAGGCATCGAGGTCTAACCCAACCCCACACACCCAACCGAAAAAGGCCCCAAACACCAAACGGGGCTTTTTTTTATGTTGATTAATTGGCGGGAACAGCAGTTCTCAATAGACATTTCTCGACAAAAATAGTAAACTTAACACACAATAAAGGAGGATATCATGAAAATCAAAGAACCAACCCGATGCGTCTTGGTATTAAAGAAGGACGGCAAAATCGAAGAACACGAAGTAACCGGAGAAAAAGACTTATCCTTGGAATTCCTCAGACAGTTCGTTCCGGGGCACATTGAAACCACAAGCATCACAGTAAACGGCGTAGACACCCTGGCAATCATTGATGAAGAAGGACTCATGAAAGAGCTGCCCCTCAGAGCTTTCGTCATGGATAACAACGAAGTCGTACACAAACTTCACGGCAACATCATCCTGGCTAAGTTCGATGGGGAAGAAAGCATCATTGGATTCGAAGACGACGAAATCAACGAAATACTAACAGGCATATCCTTCGGGAGCTGGAGATCCCACAGACTGTACCTTCTGAGTAAAACACCACCTTTGTTCGACAAGGCCAGATCCACGACTATCGTAGTAAACTAAATAGTTTTATCTAGTTAGGAGGAAAAATGAAAGCATATCAATGTAGTAAATGTAAATTGTTATTAGATTTTAATGACCATTGTGCCTGTGCATTAAGTATTTATATCAAGCCATCACAAAGAGAAACTGGTGGTGCAACGATGTGTCGAGTGAATTTCGAACCATTGGAAGAAGGTAAAATATGGCACGAAAAATTCAGTTGGGAAGAATGACATAGTTTCTATTATTAGCGGAAGAAGGAATTCTTATGGAAGTATACGTATTTAATTATCCTGAAGGATGGATGATATTGTACTACAAGGATGGTAAGAACAAGCATTAT